TGCCCGAGGCGACCGACCTCCTGATCCAGCAGTACAGCAAGTTCCGCGACTGGACGAATGGAAAACTGTGGCTGTACGACCAGCAGGGCACCGTCTCGGCCTCGCAGGTCTGCGCCGTGGCCCGCTACTGCGCCAAGGAAAAGGGCATCACCCATTTCTTCATCGACAGCCTGATGAAGTGCGTGAGCGGGGAAGACGACTACAACGGCCAGAAGACGTTCGTCGACGAACTGACGGCCATCGCCCGCGACCACGGCCTGCACATCCACCTGATCCACCACATCCGCAAGCCGGCGAATGAGGAACACCGCCCGAACAAGTACGACTACAAGGGCTCGGGCTCGATCACCGACCAAGTCGACAACGTCATCAGCGTGTGGCGCGATAAGGGAAAGGAAAAGGACCGCCAGGCCGGTAAGACGATCGAGGAAGCCAAGCGCCCCGACTCCCTGCTGATCTGTGACAAGCAGCGCAACGGCGAGTGGGAGGGGAACATTGGCCTGTGGTTCCACCGGGACAGCCAGCAGTTTCTGGAAGACCACTACGGCATGCCGATGCGCATGGGGGACGAAGCATGACAGACACCGCATTCCACCTCCAGCACCAGGTGCTGCAGTTCATGAGCGCCCACGGCGCCCCGACAGCAAAGCAGATCGCCGAGCACTTCGGGCGCGATCTGGATTGGGCGCAGCAGACGATTCGAAACCTGCAGCGCCGGCAGTACATCGCCACTCAGCCTGTGACCTACATCGTGAACGAGCGAGGCTCCAAGGCCATGGTCAGGCCAATGAAAACAACCCCGGTCAAGCGGGCGCGCGCCAAGGCTGAGCGCAAGAAAGCTGCGACGCTGCGGGAAATCAGCCGCGACACGTTCAAGCCGGAAGGCCACGACTACGACGGCATCGTGGCAACGGCAAAGCGCACGCAGGCAAACAGCGTGTTCTCGTTGGGGTCGGCATGAACTGCGCTACCTGTGCCCACTGGAACCTACGCGATTCCCCGATGCGCAAACACGGCTATGGCCTGTGCAACGTCGAGCCGAGCGAGTTGTACCGCAAGGCCAAGACAACCAGCGGGCAGAACGTGTGCAGGATCTGCAAGCATGCCAAGGCAGCGGCAGAAACCATCACGCGCCGGTCGGCGGAATTGGAGAAGGTATGACCGCCATCACATTGTTGAATCCGGTGCAGGCCCACACAGCGCTGCTGACCATCTACCGCGAGCAGATCAAGCCGCTGACCATGGCAGGGCACCGGCTGCGCCTGAGCGTCACCAAGGAAACCCGCAGCTCGGCGCAGAACGCGCGCATGTGGGCGATGCTGCAGGATGTGGCCGATCAGGTCGAGTGGCACGGCCGCAAGCTGTCGAAAGAGGATTGGAAGCACGTCTTCAGCGCCAGCCTAAAGAAGCAGGACGCGGTTCCCGGCCTTGACGGCGGCTTCGTGGTGCTCGGCCAATCGACCTCGAAGATGACTGTTGCCGAAATGGCCGACCTTCAGACCCTGATGGAAGCCTTCGGGGCAGAGCAGGGCGTGCAGTTCTCGGCGCCGAAGTCGTGGGAGGGGATGGAATGAAGGTCTTGTTTCTTGACATTGACGGCGTGCTCAACAGCCACCGGACCGCGATCTGCTTCGGTGGATACCCTTTTGAGGTTGACGGAAAAGACCGATCAATGTTTGACGAAGTGGCGCTTGGCCTGATTCGCGGGATCGTTGAGACGGCAGGCGCAAAGGTTGTGCTTTCATCGTCGTGGCGAATTACGCACAGCTTCGACAAGGTGGGGAAGGCGTTGGATCTCCCGATCATCGACCGCACGCCGTCGTGTTCTGGCATTCGAGGCGACGAGATAAAGAAGTGGCTCGAATCCGAGACGTCGCCTTGCGTTGAGTGCTATGCCATCGTCGACGACAACAGCGACATGCTGGGCGAGCAGATGCCGTTCTTCGTGCAAACAAGCATGGAGGACGGATTCCGATGGGCCGACGCGGTGAAACTCGCTCGCCTGATGGGGATTGAGATCTATGACGTGAACCATCCCCGTCTCAAGGTGCCGGCGCCTTCTCTCGCTTGGGAATGACTGCTGTGATCGCCACCAAGCCCCCCAAGGAAAAGGCCTGCAAGAACTGCCGCACCCGGTTCGTGCCGGTCAGGCCACTACAGAACGTGTGCGGCCACCTGTGCGGCCTGGAGCGCGCCCGCAAGCTGCGCGAGGCTGCAGAGCGCAAGGCAGCGGCAGAGGACCGCAAGCAGACCCGGGCCGAGTTGGACCAGCGCAAGAACCTGCGCACCCTGCTGGCCGAGGCGCAGACCGCCGTGAACGCCTTCATCCGCTGGCGCGACCGCGACCAGACGTGCATCTGCTGCGGCCAGCCGTTCGAGCCCGAGAAGCCGGGCGGCTCCGTCGACGCCGGCCACTACCTGGCCAGAAGCATGGCTCCGCACGCGCGCTTCAACGAGGACAACATCTTCGCCCAGCGAAAGAACTGCAATAGGCCGGGTGGCACCACTCGCGCTGCTTTCCGCGCCGGTGTCATCGCCCGCATCGGACTGGCCCGGGTGGAGGCTGTTGAAGCGCCCGCGCCGGTTCACAAGTGGACGCGCGACGAGGTTCGCGGCATCCGAGACCACTACCGCGCCAAGCTGCGCGACCTGAAGAAGCGCGCCGGGGATCTATCCACATGAGGCTGCGACCGATCGACTGGCCCAACCTGGTCCGCGACCTGGAGCGCGCGCGCATGACGTCCCGCCGCATCGGCGAGATCGTCGGCACATCGCATGCCGCCGTCCTGGCGTGGAAGAACCTCGGCAAGGAACCGGGTCACTACACCGGAGAGCGCGTCATCACCCTGTGGTGCGCAGTCACCGGAAACGAACGATCAGGCATCTATTTGGAATCCCCTGTTTCCAGCAATGCGGGCAAATTAGGCGCCCATGCCGAAGCCCACGTCACCTCCTGCGCCTCGTCGCGGGAAGGCGACTAAGCAAGGGCGCCCATCGGGCTACTCGCCAGAGATCGCAGACGCCATCTGTGAGCACATCGCCAAGGGCAAGAGCCTTGTCGGGTGGTGCAGCACCGAAGGCAACGCAGGCTACTCCACCGTCATGCGGTGGCTGGATGCTCACCAAGACTTCAGGGATAAGTACGCCCGCGCGCGTGCCGACCAAGCCGATTTCCTTGCTGAAGAAATAATCCAGATCGCCGACGACGGGCTGAACGACACCTACACCGACGAGGACGGCAACGAGAAGACGAATGTTGACGTGATCGCCCGATCGCGTCTGCGCGTCGACTCGCGCAAGTGGTACGCGTCGAAGCTGTTGCCGAAGAAGTACGGCGACCGCACCCAACTGGAGGGCACTGGAGAGGGCGGCTCCCACATCTTCACGGTCCAAGCGCCCTGGCTCAAGCAAGCCATTCAGGAGCGCAACTAGCCATGGCCGGGCCAAACGTCGGCATCAACAGCTATCTGCCCCGCGGGCCGTTCGTGGACTTCCACAACCGGACGCAGCGCTGGGCCGCTCTGGTGTGCCATCGGCGCGCCGGCAAGACGGTGGCATGCATCGCCGAGTTGGTGCTGGCTGCGCTGTTCACGCGCAAGCAGGATGCCCGATATGCCTACGTGGCGCCCCAATACAACCAGGCCAAGGACATCGCCTGGGCCTACGTCAAGCAGCTGACCAGCGACATTCCAGGCGTCGTCTACAACGAGACCGAACTGCGCGCGGACCTGCCCAACGGCGCTCGCGTGCGGCTGTACGGCGCGGACAACCCCGATCGCCTGCGCGGCCTGTACATGGACGGCGTGGTGCTGGACGAGTTCGCCGACATGCGCTCGAGCGTGTGGGGCGAGATCATCCGCCCGCTGCTGGCCGACCGGAAGGGCTGGGCTGTCTTCATCGGCACGCCCAAGGGACACAACGAATTTCACGCCAAGCATCAAGAAGCCGAGGCCGACCCGGAGAACTGGTTCTCGATGGTGCTGCGCGCCAGTACGTCGGGCCTGATCGACGAGGCCGAATTGGCCGACGCCGCGCGGGGCATGACCGATGACCAGTACGCGCAGGAGTTCGAATGCTCATTCGAGGCGGCCATCGCCGGCGCCTACTACGGGCGCGACTTCTCGCAGTTGGAGGCTGACGGGCGCATCGGCGTCGTGGACTACCAGCCCGAGATCCCGGTATTCACCGCCTGGGACATCGGCTACAGCGACGACACCGCCGTCTGGTTCTGGCAGATGGCTGCCGGCGAGGTCCGTGTGATCGACTACTACGCGGCCAACGGCCACGGGGTGGCGCACTACGCCGACATGCTCGACGCCAAGGGCTACAACTACGCCAAGGTGGGCGACCGACCCGTGCTGATGCTGCCGCACGACGCCGCGGCCAAGACCTTCGCGGCCGGCGGCAAGAGCACCCAGCAGCAATTCGCAGAGCGCGGCTACACCAGCCGCATCGTGCCGTCGCTGAGCGTCCAGGACGGCATCCAGGCGGTGCGCATGATGCTGCCGCGCAGCGTGTGGGACCGTAAGCACTGCGGCGAGGGCATCGAGGCCCTGAAGCTGTACCAGCGCGAGTGGGATAGCGACAAGAAGTGCTTTCGCGACAAGCCGCGCCACGACTGGACCAGCCACGCGGCCGACGGCGCGCGGATGATGGCCATCGCCTGGCGTGAGGTGGCTATCCCTTCGCAGCCTGAGCGCCCGCGTTTCGAGACGCAGTTGACGGTGGGCGAACTCATCGAGCGCCAGCGCGAGAAGCGCATGGAGGCGGCATGACGCTCAACGCCCGCTTCCCCGTCTCATCCGACCGCGTGCAGCTGAGCACCGCCACAGCGGCCGGCGACACCGTGCAGAACGGCATCCTTGTGGACGGCCTTGGCACCGTGGCGCGTGTGGCGACCGCTGGCGGCACGCAGTGGCAGAACGGGCTTCTGCTCACGCCCACCAGCCAAGTGGTCTACGTCGACGCCGCTGCTGGACTGCCGGCTGGCACGACATGGCAGAACGGCCTGCCGCTGGCGCCAGGCGGCGCGCTGTGCGTGTCGAGCGGGCCCATCGCCGTGTGGCAGAACGGTCTTCCGCGAGTGGCCAATGGCGCGCTCGCGGCGTCGATCGCAGGCGCATCGGACCCGTTCTGGGCGAACGTGGTGCTGCTGCTCCAAGGTTCGAGCCTGACCGACGCCACCGGGCGGCACACCCTCATCGTGAACGAGGGGACGCCCACGGCCGACGGGATGCTGCGCTTCGACGGCAGCAGTTCGCTGCGCATCGAGGACGCGCTGGCCGACTTCCAGTTCCCTGGCGCCTACACCATCGAGGGGCAACTGCAGGAAGCACCACCCGGAAATTCGACATCGGTGCTCGTCTCGAACGCTTACGCCGACGGCGGCTGGGAGGTGTTCGCCCGCGGAGCCCCGGACCTGTCCGGCGGCTTCTATGGCGACGGCGGTGCCTTCATCGAGCCGGCAACGCCGCCCTGGGTGACCAGCGCAGTTGTCGACTGGGCATTCGTCAGCGATGAGAGCGGCAGTGCGCTCTACCTGGGCGGCACTCGCATCGGCATCGGCGGCGCATCGCCTCAGACCGCGCTCTCCGCGCTCTACCTGGGCCGCGAAGGCCCCGCCAGCGCCAAGAACCTGATCGGCGGCATGCGCCTGCGCATCACCAAGGGAATCGCTCGCATGAGCGGCGAGACCTACACGCCGATGACCTGGCCGGCACCAACCAACGCATAGGCCCATGCCCACCACCCAAGAAAACCAGCAGAAGAAGCAGTTCGGCACCGGACCGGCCGCCGAGGTGCGCCGCTGGCTGAAAGAGCTCGACCTCGCCGACAAGGAGGAGAAGTCCTGGCGCGACTGCGGCGAACGCATCTTCAAGCGCTACCGCGGCGACGGGCGCAAGCGCAACAGCTTCAACATCCTGTGGAGCAACACCGAGACGCTCTCGCCCGCGCTGTTCAACACGCCGCCCAGCCCGGACGTGCGCCGGCGCTTCCGCGATGAGGACCCGGTGGGCAAGGTCGTGAGCCAGGTGCTGGAGCGCTGCCTGCAGTTCCAGACCGACAACGAGTGCTTCATGCACGCGATCAAGAACGACGTGCTCGACGCCTGCCTGCCAGGCCGGGGCGTGTCGCGCGTGAAGTACGTGCCGACGACCGTGCCGATGGAGACAGCCGGCCCGAGCGCCGCCGGTGAGGACGTGGCCGAAGCCAAGGAGATGACCGACGGCGAGACGCCAGAGCCCGACGAGGCCGTGGTGTGGGAGCAGGCCGAGCTCGAGCATGTGCAATGGGACGACTTCCGCCGCGGCCCCGGCAAGACCTGGGATCAGGTGCCATGGGTGGCGTTCAAACACCGCATGAACCGCGAAGAACTCGCCGCTCTGTGCGGTGACGAGATCGCCAATTCCATCCCCGTCGACGACACCGCCGACGAGACGATCAACAAGGACAACGAGCTGAAGACCGTGTTCGGCACGGTGTGCGTGTGGGAGTTCTGGTGCAAGGACGACCGCAAGGTGCGCTACATCTGCCCGGGCTACAAGGCCAAGCCGCTCAAGGAGCTCGACGACCCGCTCAAGCTGATCGACTTCTTCCCGAACCCGCGCCCGCTCTACGCCATCGCCGACAGCGCATCGCTCATCCCCACGGCGCTGTTCGAGCAGTACCGCGAGCAGGCCGACGAACTGGACCGCATCAGCACCCGCATCAACCAGCTGGTGGACGCCTGTCGGGCGCGTGGTGTCTACGACGCGACCATGAAGGAGGTCGAGCAGCTGATGCGCGCGGGCGACAAGCAGCTGATCCCGATTCAGGACGCTGCGCTGTGGGCGGAGAAGGGCGGTCTCGACAAGGCCATCTACTGGATGCCGATCGACATGATGGCGCGCGTGCTGACCGAGCTCTACAAGGCGCGCGAAGAGACCAAGCAGATCATCTACGAACTGTCGGGCATCGCCGACGTTCGCCGCGGCGCCACCGACCCGAACGAGACGCTCGGCGCGCAGAAGCTCAAGGCCGACTTCGGCAATCAGCGCATCAGCGGCCTGAAGCTCGAAGTCGAGCGCTACGTGCGCGACCTCATGCGCATGATGAGCGAGATCGTCGCCGACAAGTTCGCGCCGGACACGCTGCTGCGCATGTCGCAGATGCAGATCCCGACGAACCAGCAGATCGACGCCAAGGCGCAGCAGATGATCCAGCAGATCATGCAGCAGGCGCAGGCTCAGCAGCAGCAGGGCCAGCCGCCCGCGCCTGGGCAGCCTCCTGGCCAGCAGGCCGCACCGCCGCAGCCCATGACGCCCCAACAGGCCATGCAG